GTATGTGGAATATCTACATCATCGCATCCTGCGTATGAAGTAGATAGATCTGCACCTATATCACCACCTTTATCTGCACCGAACATAGTGACAAATCCAGCAGCAACCCAACCAACAAATGGTATGTTTGAGAGTGCAGGAGCAGCCTGAGCACCAACAGCACCACCTACCATTCTACCAGTTCCTCTTCCAGATCCAGCAGCCTCAATACATGCAATTGTCTTAGCACTGATTGCTGGAGATTCATCTCCTCTTGCATTGATAGCAGATGGATCTATCCATGTAGTAGTGCTACTAACTGGCCCACCATGATGAATCGCTCCATCCATCGTATACATTTCTGTTGTCTTTATATTCTCTTTCTTCAATCCTAAGAATCCACCTTTCTTCTCTATATCCTTTACATTTGACATTACCAGAGGATCATTCGCTCTGTATAACATATCATATGAACCATCTGCGTTACTTACAACTCTGTATGATGTATAAGGGCCAACAGGAAGTGTGGGAAACCGACTTTCCTCTGCATTCTTTCTAGCAATCATGCCAACTAATCCAACCTGAGTTAATGCAAATATAGCACCAAAACCCAATGCGAACAGTTTAACAGGC